TCAATTCATCAACTGACAAACAATCCAGTTCTGCATTTTGCATATTCACAAAATACTCTTTCAGGTCATCTAATGACATTTGACTTAAGTCCCATTGAATTAGTTTCTCTTGGAGTTCATCACGATCGATAATGTTGTCAGTCATTTGTGTTAGTTAAGAGTTAGAATACGTTGGTCCATGAATGATGCTTTGCAGCACTAATCCTGCCATCTTTGAGTAATCCATCACACACTTGACAGAATACTTCAAACTTTTCCAATCGTGTCAGGTTAGAATCAATTTTGTTTGAAGTTTCACCGACGACTTTGAGCAATTGTGTTTTGAGCATGATGTTAGATAGTGGCGTAAGTTTGTGCGATAGCGTCAGTCTTAAACTTTCTGCATAGTTTAAACAAGAGTTTTAAATCATCCTTAATCACGTATTTAAACGAAGATGATTCGATGATGAAGTTACCATCCTCCAACCACACTTGTGGGAGTTGTTTTTTGTAGATAGGGAAGTCAATCATCAAACTAACTCCTGTTGATACTGCATCAATTGCTCTTCTGTAACCTCATCCACACACTCTTGAATCACAGTGTAGATGTAGTCTATTTGACCAACATCATCAAAGATACGTGCAACAAGTGCAGGGTCATTTACCTCAATATCATAATCAACCTCACCATTTTCATCCTTCATATGAATATCTTCCTTGGTGTAAATCCATGCGGCACATTCTGCATCTTCTCCCTGTTCTTTGATCATACTTGATACTCTGTCTTGGAGTTGTTTGAGAGTGTAGTTCATTTGTGTTTGTGATTGAAGATTGTGAAGATAAGTCTTAATTAGTGACATAATCACCAACGAGTTTGAATCAGGGCAGAGTTGAAAAGTTGTGGTTCTGTATGAAGATCAGTCACTTCATAGTTGTAACCATAAACACGATTATCAACCTCTTTTTCAAATGATTCTTTGTTGATGTAGGACTTTGATTGCATGTCATTAGCAAATGTAACCGTCTTATACATTAGACGCTCACTGATACTTCCATCAGCATATTTGACGGGGTAGAAATCAACAACCATGTTTCCGTGCTGTGCTGTGAGTTGCATTGGGTTGAGTCCGTTTCTTTGACTCTCTTATAATACACGAAAACGAGAGCAGCACAACCGATAGTGTGCCACTTCATGAACTGGTCTAATCTTTGCCTCCAATATAACATAAAATGCCTATTATTAGACTCACTGGTATTACAATATACCAGTAAGTTACAATTACACCAATCAATAACAATGCACCGAGGAGCATCACCATTCCCATTGAATCACCTACACTATGTGATGATGAACTTGATGAAGATTGTGATGAATTTGTATCATCATCATCGTCATCATCGTTGGTGTTTGAGTGTCCACTTACAATAGGATTACATCCAATAATCTTTACTGTAGGATTTCTTGCTTGTGCTGTTTTCTTTGCATCTTGGTAGTCATTTGCATAAACTTCTTCAGTGAAAACTGATCCGCCTTGATACAACTTAACTTCCCACTTCATACTGCTAATGCCTCATCGAATGAACGAATTGATCCCCTCCATGCTTGCATTGTTTTACGAGAGTTAATGTAATCCCATCCAGCATCTTCGGCATCAGTGTAACGAACATACTTTTGACGGAATGTTTTATAGTGATGACGAATCACTCCATCATCTCCTCTGCTGCTGGATGAATAAACCCATACATTGTAATCGTACTTACCCAAATTGACCTGAACTGGTGAGTGATTACTACCTTTTTTAATCATGATGCAGGAATGAGTTTAGTGGATGAAATGATTAACAAGAACGCAAGCATGATTACCACGTCCCACGATTTTGTTCTGATGAAGAATGGCACAGAGATAGCATCACCAACGAACTGCATAATCACTCCTAATGATAGATTCACATGGAGAATGATGAAATATGCAGTGACCACAAGAAACGATCCTATGATTCTGCCAGCGGTGTCAATCTTCATCGTACATAAAGGAATGAACCGTAAGGATCTACCATTTCAGGATACATCACAAGTTGATCAATCCAGAATCGAATGCCTTTCGCAGGTGCTTTATGTGATGCTGGTTTGTAACATGCACCAGTCTCTTTGTCGATGAACATGAACACACCATTATTTGAAAAACTGTTATCAGCATGAACCTTGAATTGATTCACCTTGATATATTTTTTGCCTACACTATATTCTAATTTGTTGTATGTACTATTACAAGAGTCGATAGCAGCAACCCTCCATTCGTTGTTAACAACTTCAAGCAAACATTCGGTTTGGAATTCGGTTTTGGATTGAGTGATTGTTGTCATGATGATAATAAAAAGTTTGTGAAGTTTGAATCAGAAAGGGTTAGACCATGACTCATACTTTTTCATAGTGATGTAACCTTCTTTGCAAAGTGAATCAGTAAAGTATGACCATTCCTCACGTTTTGCAATGGAATCGCCTTCCAATCTTGGATTTGACAGAGTGGCACACTTCCAGTTGTAACGGAATTGCTCTAGTGCTTGTGCTTTGGTGGTGGTTCGCATTGGGTTGAGTTGGTTGCTTTCCTTTGACTCTCTTAATATACACGATTTTGGTGCCCTGTGGGAGAATGGTGGACACTACATGGACTGGCACATGGGTTTATGCAAAACAATAAAGTCTTCGATAGTATCAAAAAACCCATCAATCTTTGCATTAATTTTATTTATTTTCTCATCCTGATATTGTGCTTTCCTCTCCTCAATACGAGAAATCTTTCTTTGTAGTTGTTCACTGATGAATTTGCTACGATTAGAATCCCAACGATAAACATTTTTGTTCCATGAATCAATCTTTTGAAATATAGTTTCTTCTTTGTTTGCTTTTTTTGCCCCAATTCTTTTCAGAGTGTAAATTGCAGAGTTCAAAGATACATGATCTGGAAACTCATAAACTGCGAATTGAGTGCTTTTTCCAGACTTTGAATAGTAAGAAAGTTGGACCAACATAGGGGTGTTTCCTTTGACTCTTTAATAATACACGATTTTGGGATGAGATCAACCGGTACTAGACCAGTTCGCCGACTGGTTTGCTTTGGTTGGTGGTATGCTGTGTCATCCCTGCTGTGCTGTCTTGAGAACCATTGCCACCACTGGAGCAAAGACCTGTTTTTTCCATAATTCTATCGGGAATGGGTGTTACGTCATCCCCGCAGATTTCGTTATGGAAAAAACACTAAATGTTATCCATGGTTCTCCATAAACTCATCGAGAGTGTAACCTTCGCCTGTTGATGTTTCTTCGATTAATTCTTCTACCGTGAGCAATTCCATCTCTTTACGATATTCTTCTGGTGATGGATCTTGTGGGTCATAGTCATCGTGGCAGAGGTAATCCCACTCATGAACGAGTGCATCAATCAATTGTTCTTTGCTGTAATCAGACATTTGCAAATCTCTCGTTGTTGAAGTTTGCATATGAGAATTGCTCTCTACTTACAAGTTTGAACATGCCATATTGATTGATACCAACATAACCCTCACCACCACATTGACGATCACCAATGTATGCACTAGGTCCGTTATTACGGCAAAGGAAAAGTATATCCTCTTTGATAGATTTGATGAGGAACCAGTAACTAATCAAACGGGAGTTGTTGAATGTTTCGGGAACAACTTCGCGTCCTTCACGAATACATTTGTTCAATGCTACTTTAAGTTCTGCTGCTTCTTTCTTGTCAGCAAATGTTACCATCTGTGCCATCTGACGTGCGAAACCAACAATCTCATCAAAATCTTCATCGATCTGCCACGCATTAGGTTGAACAAACTTACACGACTCAGTATCTTCAAAGATCTCCATATCTACCATGTCATTGATAACATAGGCATCTTTCATGTCACCATCAGTCGCATACAATGTGTGAGGTGCGATGACAATGTTCTGATCAATTACTTCATCAAAGATGTAAGTAATCGTATTGGGGCAAAAAGTATCATCACCCCCAAACCCAATAAAATCACCTTGAACAATCCCGTTGAAACTAGGAAGGCAATCAAAACAATGGTGTAGTATGTTAGAAACAATCCCAGAATGATTGCGATCAATGTCATCATGCGTTTCATTGATCTTGATTAGTTTTTTGTTGAAGACAGATTTAGTACCGACAAAGAAATTGCCGGTGGCAGGATTCGTGCCCCAAACAATAGCAGGAGCACCATCAATTTTCACGGAAAGATCACACTCAGTAAGGAACCAATCCAAGACAGAAAGATCACCCGTCAGAATAGAATCTTCAGGATGTTCGAGGTGTGTGTTTTTCATGCTTTTAGTATGGCACAGAATAGGGAGGGAATCAAGCAGGTGTGTGGAGGTTGTTGAACTGGTCAGAAGTCCAGGTATCCTTCGATTGCTTTGTTGATAGCCTCAGACAGAAGTGTAGGAGGTTCAATAACATCAAACTCACCAAGATCGCACTCATAATAGTCACCCAACTTCAGTTCAATCATGGCACCATCAGCACCATCCTGATAGAGTGATCTTGCTTTCTCATCCTCAACAATTACCACACGACGTGCAGTAAGATCAATCACCATCATGTAGTCAAATGTTTTAATTTGACGGAAATCTTCTACAGTTTTAGTCTCACTCAGAAAAGATTTGACTTTGAATTTCTTTGTAGCATTAACATCTTTTCGTTTGTAGAATAAATTCTTACCCATCTTCAGTTCAATCTTTTCACCACCAAAGGTGAAATCGTAACCAGTTTGATCCACACGGAGCAGATCTGAGAACTTTGCGATTGCTTTTTCTACCGCAGTTGCGCGGGCAAAGTTATCAGCATTGGAGGTGAATCCTTTGTCGTTGTAAAGAGAATCCACGACTCCAAAAACTTTACCCCATTGAACTTGAGTTTCCAGGTGGTCGATCAGGTGCATGGGTTTGTTCCTTTGACTCTCTTATAATACACGAAAACCATCCCCTGTGGGGGAGTGGTGGACACTTCAATCAACTGGCACACTACTTTCTAATTTCACTGATTGCTGGCATACCCTGATTGAATACAACATCAACAACTGCCTGAACTTTCTTGGCAGTGCTGATACCAACTCTGTCATAAGTGGGGATACAAACTAACCCAAACTTCTTCTCACTTCCACCCAAACGTATCACACGACCGATAGACTGACTGATACCGATGTAGTCCATGTTCCTCATGAAGATAACAGCCTCAAGTCCACTTACATTGATACCCTCAGACAGAATAGAGTGGTGAAGAACAACAAATTTCTTGCTCTTGTCCTTTCCCCAAGTATTCAGAGTGTCAAAGAATACGTCACGATTGACTTTCTTACCATCGATGATTGCACCTGTCTTGGATGTAATCGTCATCCAAGAATAACCACGTTGATACAACTCAGCACAGAAGTCAGAGTGAGTCAAAAGGTTGATGATTTGCTTTGTTGTGCGAGCACAGATCAAAGTCTTGTCGATGTCGTTGTCATCGATAGTCTCAAGCAGATTGTCACAATCATCAGCAAACATTACCTTGCGACCTTTAACCATAGGCAATTGCTTGACTACAACTTTAGGAGGGAGAATGTATCCCTGTTCAACCAACTCAGGAGCAGGTACATTGCACAGAACCTGACCATAAACACTCCAATTCATGCCGGGTTTAGTGGCAGCAAGAGAATGTTTAGGTGTTGCAGTAAAGAAATAGCAACGATTTGCTTCATTAGCAAAGAACTCAGTCGCAGGAAAGAAGTTCTTCTTTACACTGTTGTGTGCTTCATCAAAATAGATGTTGTCAACCTCAATATCTGCCTCAACGATACGATGCAAGGAGTTGTAAGAGGTGAAGATGATAACATTCTCACCTTCTGCGCGAGCAGTGTTAGTGAATACGTGAATGTTGTCTGCATTGGTTGTAGAATAGTGGTCTGTTTCACCACTATGAA